AATATATAAAATCATAAATTAGTCGCTCATAAAATTTTCACCATTACCTAAAAACTCAATTAACTGCCTAACTACACTTGGCGAGTTTTCGTATAGTTCGATAGCATTTTCTTTAGTACATTTAACCTCTTTTCCATTGTCAACTAATCCACGCCAATCAATAGTTGCATTAGATAGTGACTCAATATCCATAGCTTCAAAGTCCACGCCATGTTCTTCGTAGTCAAAATCTTCGTCTTTGCTTTTAGCCCGTATATTCAACAATGTACGTGTTTGCATCTTCTTCTCTTTACGCCATAGCTTTGAATCCGCACCGCATATTTTAATAAAGAAGTCTGTTGGCTCACCACTTACGGGGTCAAGTATATTACACTCAGCCCCGTTATCGTGATGTTTTGCTGTTGCTAGTTTGTTAAACTCCATTATGCATCAGCCCTTGTTATTTTAATCTGTGAAGTATCTGTAGTGTCATATAACGCTACAAATTCCATACCGATTGTGACAGCACCTTCGCCTGATACGTCTGGCTGACCACTGTTATACTTAACTCTTGGTAAGTCTATTGTATAAGAGTTACCATCTAAGTCTGTTAATACTAATTGTATGCTTGACTCAGTTTCGTTTAAGAACTTCTCATATAATGTTTTGTCCTCAAAGTAAGTTGTAAGCGTACCAGTTAGTCGTGACTTACCGATTGATGGGCGTTGTGTAGTTTGGCTACCAACTGCAAACAATGGCTCTATACCGTTCTCTAAGCTCATTTCAATAGAAGTGACCGTTGCGATTGCTGAACCACCTTCTTGTATTGAGCCTGTAAAACTATCGAATGGCTTGTTTGTGCTATCTGCGGCATAGCTTGAACCTGTTATTGCGGCTGTACCGATAGATAGGTTTTTACCTACAACACCAAAAGTTGCTTCAACCATTGCATTAGGTGATACGGATAAACTCAATGAGTTAAACTCGCAACCTGTGTTTCTATGCCATTCTGGTGCAGTCAAATCAGCAAACTTACGTTCTATAGTAAATGAACGTCGTGTTGTACCTGCTTTTAGTACGTTAGTTGCCCATGTTCCGCATAATACTGCTTCTAAGATGTCATCAAAGGCTTCGTATTCTAGTTCTGCTGATACATCGCCACTAACTGACTTATTACCATGTCTGAAATCTTCTACTTGTCTGTCACCTCTTAGCTTTTCGCTTTCAATGCCATCTTTACTAATACCAAGTGTTGTACCTGTATTGGCAAAAGGTTTAAATGAAGGTGTTGAAGGGGTTGTGCCATATGTCGTTTCCGCAATATAGGCAATGCTATGTTGCGCTCCGTTTGCTATAGTCATACTCTTGCTCCTGTGTATGTGTTAATGTTTACGGAAACTGGAACGAAAAACCATGCCCCGTCGTTTATTGCAGGGCCGATACTAACCGACCTTATGCGCAATTTCAAATTATTATAAGTTAGCACTGTACCACGCTTAAAGTGATCTGCTACATTATCCGTCAATGTTGTTCTGCCACTACCCCTTGGACTAACAATATCTATTTGATATATGCCTTGTGTTTCATCTTTGCCATTAGTACCAAGTGTTACTTGTATTGTATCATCTGGTATAAAATTAGGTCTAAGATAGATAGTATTTGTTACTGGCTTATATGTAGTATTTGGCCATGCAATATCATAGCCACCTCCAAGGGTGCTTAATTGAGTATCTAGTGCCGCTTGCATATCATTAAAAAATGTACTCATGACTTATTAATTATCTTTCTTTGTTCATCAAGTGACTTTTTAAATATTGTATTAAATCGTTCTGTTGTTGTTCTTACCATACCCTGCGGCGCTTGTGTTGACCAACCATACTCTAAGGCAGTTGCGTATGGTGCATTGTTAGTAAAGTATAGTGATTGTTTGCAATCCCATTTTTTTACTACTTTTTTGACTGCGGCCTTTGTAAATCGTTTACTTTTATCTTGACCTTCTATCTCACTACTTGGACTACTACCCACTGTAGTTTGCCAATTCTTAACAAAGTGTCCTGCTTTATAATTTTTAGGTGCAGGCCTTTTCCATAATGCAGGATTACCAACTGGTGACTTATCAATAAGTTCAATACCTAATTCTTGCACGCAACCGCGTATGACCTTTTTAGGTAGGTTTTTATAGATATTCAATTTACGTACAACAGTTTTATAACTTTTACGTGCCATTACTTACGTACCTGCAAGTTGGCCGCAACGACATCACTGCCATTTGGTCTTATTTCACTAATATTAATTACTTTAAATGTATCAGAACCTATAACTACCGTATCTCCTACATGAAAGTCATGCCCCTCTACTAACATACGTCTGTCATTCTCGGTGACTGTCTCACCTGCACGATCTGTATTGTTGTAGTCAAATACGCAAGCATACTTCTTAAATGTACTTGTTGTTTGTGCTTTTGCACCCGTAGCAGGATTGTATGCGCCATCAGTTGTACGTGTAAACGTAAACTCCTCACCAAATCTAGTAATAAGCGCTTCGGCTGATTTCGTTATCGGTGAATAGTTATAACCTGCATGAGCCATAATTATGCACGCATTACTGTGTTAGATGATTGTACTAACTTTCTCAAAGCTCTTGTTAATGCAGGTGTCTGTCTTTGTTGCCCTGCGGTATCTTTATATGTAATAGATATAACATCAACGCTCTCACTGACAACTTGTCTGTCAATAGGATCTTGTTTGCTATCACCATCAATAACTGTTTTAACGGCCTCATATACTGCAACCTTTAGTTCGTCTGGTATTGTGCTAGCATCTAAGCCAAAGCCATCAATAACTACATTAACTCTAGGCCACTGTAATGATTGTGTTTCTGTTTCCTTAAAGCCTATAAAGCTTAAGTCCTCTATGTAATCCATTGCACGCAAGATATATGCATTAACATGACTGTCACTACTATACGTAATTAATCTTGCATCTGCCCAAGCCTTAAACTCTGCTAGGCTAACATATGTATTAGCATTTGCAACGCGACTTCCATCTTCAACAATAAGTGTCATTGCCTAAGCCTTTTCGTAACCGCCTGAGCGATAGTTTTCTACTTCTGTGGGGTGTACGTCTGCGGTCTTGCCGTCTTTGCGTACCATTTTAACTGTTTTAGCCACTTTGGGCTTGGCAATCTTATTTGCGGGTTTCTTCTTAAATGCCATTTTATTTACCTCGCTATGTTATGTGTGAGTAAAGGGACGGCAGATGCCGCCCCCTGTCATCAGTCTCGTCTAACCTAGTAGTGTTGCTATGAAGTCTGGCTTCCAAGCTTTTACACCCCAAGCTACGGCAACTTCGATCATTGCCTTGCGATATCCTTTGTACATACGTACTTCGAATACCATGCCTGAATGTGGGTCTTGTACCAAGATAGCGTCATCTGCAGTGTCACCGCCTTCTGGAACAGCAGGTGCTCTAACAGCTAATTCTAACGCACGTCTATGCATTGCAATGTTTGCTGTATATGAGTTTCCGACTGTGATAGCGGCATTGTCTGCGGCGGCTGAACGTAGACCAGTTTGACCAATAGAGAATGATCCACCTGATAGCGCAGTGTTTACGCAATACTTATTGTTGTCACCATTAATTGTTATGATGTCACCTTTAAGGATTGTACCTGAACCACCGTCTGCCGCGATTGATGTATCGCCAATAGCAGAAGAAGCGTCGTTTACAAGATAGCTTGTACCAGTTCCTTTGGTGTGTGATTGCACTTGTGCTGACTCACGCATTGCAAGACCTTGTAGGTCAAGTAATACACCTTGTCTTAGCAAATCACTAGAACCTGCGTCTGAAACGCTTTGTAGTGTAGCTAACTGACGTAGGTTTGTACCTGCAACTGAGTTCATTATAAGTGAACACTGTCCGTCATTTGATGGCATACCATTGTCAACTAAGATTTGACGTATTTCAGCTACGTCACCAAAGTTAGAACCGAATGGTGTAGTTCCTGCTGTACCAAAGGCACGCGAAGCGTTCTTGTAAGCTTCTGTTGCAAGGTCTACTTCAATCTCGTTAGACAATGTTCTCATTGCTTGTACGAGTTGATCGCCATAAACAGTTTCAAAGCCAATACCATTGTTAAGGTGTCTTACATCTTCTCCAGTGTAAGGGATTTGTACTGCACGCGACTTAGAGATAGAAAGTGTTTTGCTATCTACTGTCTGATCTGTTCCTTCTGGAATAGTCATGCTCTCTGCTACGTCTACGGCTGATGCTTCACGAGTGAAAGATGCACGAACTGTATCGCCTTTTGCAACACGCTCTGAACCGTCTGCATTGATTGTTGAAGCAGGGATAAAGCCGACTAGCTCTCTACCTACTACGTCTGCGGCCTTATATATATCAGCCGCCAAGTTTGTTAATACGTTAGCCATTTGCGGCCTCCTATGTTAAATTAATCGTTGGTTATTTTGCCGCCTGACTTAATGTACTGCGCTCTCTGACCTTGAGACATACCATTAAAATCGTCACGACTTATTATTTTAGAACGCTCAGCACTGCTTTGCGACCTTGTGGCACTGCCACCCGATGATTGTGAACCATCAACTAGAAAAGGATAATTAGATTTTATAGAACCTGTTAAGTCCTCCAGTGTTGATACAGTTAATGCACCAGACTGGTCTGTCACCCTCAATTCGCCATCAACAATAGTCAACCTCTGGCTGATCTGCTGTTGTAACAATTCTGCTCTGCCAGTGTCTTTTGTCAATCCACTCGCTATCTTACCTGCTTCACCACTGATACGACTTCTCGTTATATCAGCGTTCATCTTCTCAATCGTTCCGCGCAATGTGTCTGCTTCCGACTTCTGCGCTTCGAACAACTGTTTATAATCGTTCTCTGCCTTTGCCTTACTTTCGGCTTGGGCTTTTGCTTCGGCTTGAGCTTGCTCACGCTCTTGTTGCGCTCGTTTCTTCTCACCTAATAATTCATCTACCTTAGACTTCAATCCTTTAGTCTCGTTGTCTAACTTCTCTTTTATAGCCTGATTTACCTTTTCTGACAATGTGTTTTTTACATCATCTTCCAATTCAATTCCGTCAAATATTTCGTTGTTCATGCCGTAACCTCCAGTTTGTTAGCATTTTGTGGCTCTGCCACATAGTTGTTAAGGTATTGTAATCGTTAAGTTATTTATGACAATACCAAGCATAAATTTCCGTTTTCATGTAATTATAGTCCAAAATCAGGTGTTGTGCTAGGGGCTGAACCTGTTGCATCAAGTTGTATTTCTAGGTCACGAAGCTCTGGTAATGTAAGCGAACGTCCATTTTCATCAATGAAACGATCTACTGATAAAGTACCACGTCTAAACATCTCACCACGTTCTATACCTAAAACTTCGTCCTGAAAGCTCGCAGGTTGCCGTCTGAGCCATTGCGGGTAACTTATGGTGTCACTTATCCTCTGTTCCTTGCCATCTTCGCCTATGGCCGTTCTGTAGGCTTTACCCTTGCCGCCTTTGTTATACTTGTCATTTACGAGATATGTTATTGTTGATCTGCAATTATAGTGCGCGGGTGGCTTTGGGTTCTTATCTATATCTTTGTAAACAGTACCGTCACGACTGATGCAGATATAACTTGTTAAACTATCCAAGACGGCTACCCATTTGTAATAACCTGACATAGGCTTTTGTTGCTTTCCCGTCTGCCTACCCTCACTACTATTCAGACGCATTGTTGTTTGACGCGACAAAACTGCTACTCTGTTAGTTTGTGTACGTGATAATGTTGCGGCTTGCCTACCCTGTAACAGTTTAAGCCCTGATAACACACCTATAACACCTGCAATCGGTAATGCTAATGTTGCATTGTCTTTTAGTGACTGTATAATCTGGTTTTGCTTTTTATTGTTAAAGGTGTCTATAGCGGCTGATATTGTATAGTTTTGGTTTGGCTCTAGCGTCATAGTATCATTATAGACAATGCTTTCTATTTGTTCTTGTGTTGGTAAGGTAAAGTCATCAAAGTCTGTTATTGTGTTGCGTAGCACGTCATAATTCCATTTTACTTCGTACTCTGCAAACTCTAGTAGCTCTTTTATGGCACTATCGCGGAAATTATCACCTGATAAAACCATGTTAAGTTCTATATCGTATAATAATCGTTGCAATCTTGCTTGTGATAGTTCTGATAGCTGATCTGTACCTAGTTGTTGCTGTACGCTTTCAATCAATGCCTTTATATAGAGCATGGCTTCGCGTTCTCTGCCCTTTGCATAGCGTTGTATAAGTATTTGATGCCTTACAAAAGCATCTTCAAGCGATAAGTCTATGCTCATATATTTACTTGCGTTTTTTAGGCTTTACCTTATTTGGCTTACTTGCCTTCTTTGTTTTAGCTTTAGTTTTG